ATTCTACCCCCCAGTTGAAGTCCTTTTCTATCAGCATCTTGTACAGCAATTACGTCTCCGGGGCGTAAATAGTTTCCCTCTAAAGAAGTGGTAAAGTGAACTACTTCGTTTTGATTTTGTGCAGTCCATAACTTCCACTGCCCATATCTAATTGCTTGACTTTCTGAAGTGCATCCAAAAGCAACTGCTTCTGCGCTAATAACTTTACCTTGTCTTAATATATCTCCATGATCTTCCACAATAAGAGGAGTTAGCTCATAATTAATTGTGGGGTCATTCCATTTAACGACAAATTGATTTGGTCTATTTTTTACAGAATCAGTTTCATAGTTAAATCTTCCATCTATAACATTTGCTTTTGTGAAAACTGCTATAGGATCTTGAGGAACATCTTGTACAACAGTCAGCCTGCCATCCATCCAATATAACATGGATGTAAAAGCACTTGCCATATCTTTTAAAACTTTATATACAGGTTGAGCTCTAGTTATTAGAATATTCATTCTAAACCTCGGCTCCATTTTACTTACTTTACCAGTTCCTGAGGTTGGAGTAACTTTTACCCGTATAATATTATCTACTGCATAAGTTACTCCGGAAGTTTCTGCGGCGGCATTCCAATCTGTATCTCCCAAAGATATAATTTTATAATATTCTCCCCTTTCTGCTATTGTTGCAGGGATTGTATCCCTACTGTCAATTAGTTCATCACAAAATTTTGAAACTCGATATAAAGCGTATTTATCTACATCACTTTCTTTGATCCACTTTCCGGCTCCATATCTATTATTAGTAATAATATCATAAAAAATCCATGCCGGATTATCTGTATAGGCTAGCTCAGACTTAAATGACCCATCCCAAAAATTGCCATAGATAGCCCTACCTGTAGGAGAGTCTTCTCTAGTGGTATAAGCGCTCGGAATTTTTACAAGTTTTCCTTTTATATCATAACTTCTTTTGGGGGGATCCTTAAAATTACGAGAAGAAAAACTAGAATTTACTACTGCTGAGTATGGATAACTAAATTTATCTTCATTTATTGCTTGTAAATTATCAATTTGAGATTTTAATAGTACACTAAACTTATCTTTATCTCTATGACGTACATGAGTACCATCGCCGTAGACAGGAAGGCCTATATGTCTAGTAACTCTAATTATTTTTATTCTAAAATTAGTAAATCCTAAGTCCCTAAAGGGCCTTAAGTCTATTTGATGTTGAAATGAAAGAGCTGATTGTTTTTTCCCTTTATGCTTTACTAAACCGCCGAAAGGCTCAACTTGCGCCTGCCAAGTAGTGCCTCCAGCTATTTGAAACTCTATTCTTATATCGTAAAATGCATACCCAGTATATTTATCAGCATTTTCTTGATTTTGAATGAGTATTCCCTGAGGATATACAATAGTAAAAGATACTTTATCACATTCTCCAATTTTTGCAGTTGTATTTAGCCCAAAATCACTAGAGTTTAAAATAGTAGGGTCATTATTTGTATCGCTATAATCAGGAGTTCCAGGGTAGTGATCATTATCAGCAGTATTGGGCATACCAAATTGATCAAATAAAGTGACTCCATTCGCAGCCGCATTACTAGGGTTTAAAAACTTTAACGTTGGTAAATTTACTCCTGAGGTAGATCCTTGTGTTACGGTAGAACCCCCAACTCCTCCTACATCTCGTATAGGCTCTTGATCTATCCACCCTGTATTTTCTTGAACATATAAATTATCTAGCTTTCCTGTGACTGCAGACGGGTTAAATGTAGAAGATCCTGTTAATCCTTCTGTGGAGTTCGCATGTCCTAGTGTACTTACAACAAAATTATCAAAAGTTTGATTAAAAGTACGTGCAGTAGTAATTGTCTTTGCCGCAGGGTTTATTGCAGTAACTTGAGATATTTGTACAAGTTTTAAAGTCCCTGTAGACGGCATATTGTCTTCGTCTACAATCGGCCCGATTTTTCTCCATGAAAAAGTAGCGGAAGTAGAGCTATTAACAATTAAATTACCAAAAATTAAAGTATCTCCAAAGCATAGCGCTGTTTTTCTTTCTCGAGGTACTGTTGAATGAAGAGAGGCACTAAAACCTGTTCCCGTTAAGGCTATTGTATTAAATACAGTTGTGAGATTAACTGCTCCAAGAGTAACAGTTAGCTGCTCTGATTGATCAACTAAAAATATATATCTTCTTCTAACCCCACTATTTATAACATCTAACGGTATAAAAGTATTTGAATCCACGGTCCCGGTAGTACTATTATTGAATGTAATACTGCCAGAAGTATTAGTTCCATCTGTATTTCGTGTAGTTCCGAAAGACCTAAATTTTGCATTTAAAGCTCTATTATTGTCTAAATATAAAGAAGCTGCCCCATCTACTAATCCGTAGATAGGCCCTTCACAAAGAACATCAGTTGCAGATATATTCTGACCTACAGAGCCTGAAAAAGCTGTGTAGCTTTTATTAGCTGCCGCCTCTGCTTTTAATGCTGCTACAATGTCAGAAAGAAATCCCATTTATCTCACCCATAATAATACTGCATCCATCGACGCCAATTTCCGTCCGGATTGCTAGTTCTATTTTCATCATTGCCTAATGCGCTACTAATAAACCCATCTTCATTACGAACTTCAAAACTTATTGGGCGTCCTGGAATTCGTAATCTACCATAACATATAGGAATAGGAGCATCTTCATTTATATTTTGTTCTGATCCTGAAAATATATAAGAAGTATCCTTGTCAGCGTCTGTTTCAGGATCTTCTGCTAATAACTCATAAAGACCTTGAGAAAATAAATATTGCCCTACCATGAAAACTGCAAAGCCCATTACGCCCGGCACTGCAAGGCCTACAAATATAAGAGCTGCTCCTAAAACTAGTTTGAATGCAGATTTAAGTATACCAATCGCTCCAGAAGGAACAGGAGTAATAATCATATCTCCTACAGGATACTGAAGCTTCAATTGATCTGGATCTGTAATTACTTCGTCATTTACTTTCCACATAAAAACAATATCTTTTTCATAACAGTCTTTTAAATAAGATTTAAAATCGTCAAAATTTGCATTTAAACAACGAATTACATCTTCGAAAGAATTTGCTTCTATTTGTCTTTCTGCTCCAAATTTCTCTCCTAGCTCTCCGCCAAGATGTACAGTACGTAGCATTCTTAAATCTCCTTTGGATTTACTATATTGAGCGCCATTTCTGGGTAAGTAAAAATATAATATGGTAAATTTAATACTTTACAACTATTTAAATCTGCTTCAGAAGGCTCATTTGAAGCATTGATATGATTGTGAACTATTCCTTTAATTTTATACTTTAAGACTAAATTTATATACTCTTCTGGGCAAAACTGAAAATTATCTAATTCTTTTGCTATATTTTTACAAGGAATAAACTTATCACCTTCAATAATTACTCCGCAACCTTCTTGTGGGTACTCTTTTTCAAAATGAGCATAAATTTCATCTATCATTTGAACTTCTTTGACCCCGGGAATCCTCCAAAAGGAAGAGACCTTCCTCTATTAAAATAAACTGGATCTGTAATAATTGTGTCTCGTAAAGATGATTCATTTGCTGCAATATCTGCTACTATACTATGAAATCTTAATTTACAAGAAGAGATTCGTTTTCCACACACATCTAGTCTTTTCCAATAGTATGAATTTGTTTCCGGATTTTTATCTGCTGGAACACTCCTAAGAGCTTGGTAAATTCTCCAGCCTCCTGCATTTGCAAAAACCTTTCTTACCTTTTGATCTTTGACATAAGTAGCAGAAGAGCTCCAAGTTGATAATAGTCCTGAAGATTGCGCTGCATTAATATCAGCAGTTATAAGTTTGTCATCTTCATCATAAAATATTCCAAAAGCGTTTGCAGGAACAGTACAACCACTTCGCTTGAAAAGAGCTCCTTGATACTCCCAAGCACAGTATTTTCCTACTGCTCTTCTATTTGGTAACTCTACATTGTCTAAGTCTGCTGGGGTAGTTAGTTCAAACTGTACTACTTCACTTTGCTCATTTGAAACTCTGTCTATTATAAAAACTGATGAAGGGTACTCTATAGGCAAAGCAGGACTATCTCCTGCTTCAGATGTATATTTAAGTAAAGTACTTCTATAAGTTAAAGTTCCATTTAAAAAGTCTTGTGCGCTTGACATTCCTTCGTCTGCAAAAATTTGCTCAAGATTTGTCTCATCCCCTATGCCATCATTATTATTTACAATAGTTCTACTAAGAACAGGAATATTTGCCATTGCTAGGGTAGGTTTATTTGAGCCTCCTCCAGGCTTTATTTCTAAGCCCTCTATTGTTATGGGAAATGCTATATATTCATTTAAAGTAGTACCATCTTTTGTTGGGAAATAAATATCTTTTCCTGCTGCTGAACTATCAAAGTTTAAACCGTCATGAAAAAATAAAGTTGTAGAACTAGGCTCGGGGAGTTTTAACTCAAAGAGATGAATAAGAGCATCATCTACTTCTTGAATCTGTGTATTTTCTATTAGCTGTGCAGGGGAGAGGGATACAGAGCCCGATATATTTATAGTTGTTTTTTTGTTGCCATTTACATCATGAGCATCAAAGTTTCCCCACGAGCTTGTTCCAGTACGAGTACCTGTTTGACTTGTAAATGCATATACTCCTGAAGCAACAACTACTCTATAAGTTCCATTTGCAGGTGC